CGTTGTAACAGGGACAGCAGATCCGAATAAAGTCCTTGTTGAAGGAGATGATTTCCATCTTATTAAAATGTCCACCGGAGAGTATGGCATTGCCCTGGTATCCGGTGGTCCCGCTGGACTTGTTGAAAGTGATGAAGTCGTTCTTTCCCTGGACTATACACCTACGGCTCATAAACGGGCAGTCATGGGTGCAGCATCAGTACAAGTTCAGACTCAGGTTGTCAGGTTTTTAAAAGAGCAGGGAGGAAAGAAGTTTCAAATTACCTTGTTCTCTGCTGTAAACACCGCAGGCCTGACTTTCAGTTTTCCTGCCAGTTCTGCAGATAATCCCACCAGTATGGATATCACAATGTCCGGTGGTCTTGATTCTTCAAGAGCAGTAGGTGAGCAGCTTATTGAAATCATTGATGAAATAGGATTGACCGTATGACCACGATTGATCTGAACAAAGCCAAAGGCAGAGAAACCATAGAGATCACAGTTGAAAAAAAACGCTTTAGAATTGTTCGGGTCGTCACCGGGGTAAGGCAGATCTATGCTGATTATATGCAGAAATCTGCTGAAGCCTTGAGTGGTATAGAGACCATTGATCAATTTGATGGAGAAAGTGAGTCCGACCACATCGAGCGTTTAAACAGGATCACAGAAAGTGTGAACTCATTTACAAAGGAACGGGAAGAAATCTATTTCAAGATGTTGGATCTGATTCTCTCAAGAAATGGATATTCCCTGGATCAGAGTTGGTGGCTAAAGAATACAGATGAGTTTGACCGCCAGCAGTTCATTGAGATCTGTCTGACTAAGGATTCTCCGAATGTAAAAAAAAAGATGACGGGAAGCGGCTTGACTATGAAAAGTTAGCGGTTGTCCTTGGAAAACACTGGTCTTATATTACCCCTGATTTTCTCTACCGGGATATGGATCTTGTTGATGTGAAGGATCACTCATCTTTCTTAACAAAAGAGGAGTGGGAGTATTGTTGGTTTAATGAAAAGATTGATGTATCTGAAATCTCCAAACTTGGGATTGTCAGTGTGAAAAGAGGTTAAATGGATACTGTTGCGGGACGGTTGGTCTATCTGATCACCGGAGATAATTCACATCTTAAAGCATCCTCATCTGAATCTCAGAAAACCATGAACGGTCTTGCATCCACTGCAAAGTCAACAAGCCTGGTTATTAAAAGATACCTAGCCGGTGGAGCCTTAGTTCTGGCAGGGAAACAGATGATTAATCTATCCTCTTCAACTAAGGAACTAAGCAATAAATTTAATGTTGTATTCAATGGTGCTATTAAAGACACAAATGGTTGGCTTGAAAAGTATACCGATGCAGTAGGCCGGGGTGATCTTGCAACAAGAGAATACCTTACGTCCCTTCAGGATATAAGGACTGGTTTTGGAGATTCTATTCCAGAAGCTTCTAAATTCTCCCAGGCCGTTGTGGGTGTAACCAATGATTTATCATCTTTTTCTAATATTGATTTTGAAGAAACTTCAGCCGCCATTCAATCAGGTTTGTCAGGTCAGTTTGAAGCTCTCAGAAGATTGGGAGTTGGTCTCAATGTAGCCATCATTAACCAGGGTGAATACTCAAAGTCTATTGATAAGACATGGCTTGAAATGGACAACCTTCAAAAACAGGAAGCTGTTTTATCGGGGATCATGTCTCAATCATCAAATGCCCTGGGGCAGAATGTTTCAAATTGGCGTGAGTACAACTATCAATTAGGTGATGCTGCAAAAACAGCTGGATCTTATGCCAATCAGAGCAAAGCAATGACACAGGAGTTTAATGACATGGCTTCTGGTTTTGGTGACGTTCTGATGCCTGAAGCCTCCACAATGGTTGAAGTGGGCCGAGATCTCATCGCCTGGCTTGATGATCTGAGTCCAGCAGTAAAAGAAGCTACAATTGCTGTTGCTGGCCTGTCAGCGGCATTTATGGCTGGTGGATGGATTGGTGCTATTGCAATTGCCTTAGGGACTCTGGCACTAAAAGTAAAAAATGCCAGTGACAGATCAAATGAACTCAAGGGAATCACAGAAGATCTTGTTAAGATAAATGGAGAATATAAAACTGTTGTCCAGGAATTATCTGGAGACATTCGTCATCTTTCAGAAGAAGAGAAAGGCCTTCTTGAGGCTCGTAAAACTCTGCTTTCTCTTGAAATGGAAAAGAAGCTGGCAGAGTATGCCAAAGAATATAAAAAGTTCAATGATCAGCTTGAACGGGAGAAATCTGAATCTGATGAACTCGAAGCAAAAAAGAGAGCTCTTCTTTTAATCCAGAAAGATTCAAACCTGGCCGAGCAGCGGTTCATGGAACTTCATAAAAAACGATTTGAAACATTTGCGCTTTCTGGAGCGGAAGCTGAAGAATATAACACCCTCCTAACATATCTTGGAAAGAGTGAAAGAAAACTAGCCAAAGAGATAGAGGATGTAAATAAAACATTTGTCGATCAATCTATTTCATTGTCTGAATTGGAAGCAACAGGTTCTGAATCAATCCTGGCATTTGCAAAGGCATATAACGATGGATTCTTGGATATCGAGATCTATAAATCGATCAATCATGATTTATATGAGGAAATCATGAATGTAGCTTCTGGATTAAAGAAAGCATCAGAGAGTGTAGATGATCTCTCTGGTTCCACTAATGAAGGAAGCGATGCCACAGATCGGGCTATAAAAACATGGAAAGAATACCTACAAGAAATCCTGGGATTAGAAGAAACAAATACTCAAACAGGTGTCGCCGCTGCCAAGAGCTTTCTAGATGGATTCGAAAGAGAACTTCAAGCAGATCAGGAGATTTACAAGGCACTCAATGGGAACCTTGAAGAGTGGACACCTCTTCCAATCTTAAAAGTAAAGGCTCGTGAGATCAAATCAGCAGTTGCAGATCTTCTTTCTATAGACCCTAAAGACATCGACAGTGCCTTTGTATCATCTGACAAATCGGTGCAGATCCTCCTTAATTCATTAAGAGAGACAGAAGCACAAATTAAAAATCTTGAAGAGGCTCAGAAAGATTTAAATGATGCTCGTAAAGCTGAGGAAAAATCAATTGAGACAGCAAATACATATAATGAAAAATTAGAAGATCTGAATCGCACTTCAAAAGAAAGGCTCGAGGCCGAGAAACAGGCTGCAATTGAACGGGCAAAGGCTGAAGGATTAAGTGCTGACGCTATTAAGAAAATCAGTGATTACTATGATGAATTGATCAAAAAGGCTAATGAAGCAAATAATGCGCAGAAGGGTATGACCTGGCAGGATTGGACAATGAAAGGTCTCTCTGCTATTTCAGATGTTGCCAATGCCTTTGACAAGTTAAATAAACAAATTACTGAGAACCGGATTGCCGCTCTGGATGCTCAAATGGAAGCAGAATTACGGGCCATGGGGCTTCTCGAAGAGGAGAATAAGAATAAGTACACCCAAGAGAGAAAGGATGCAAATCAAAGCCTCCAGGATCTTCAGAAAGATGCAAAAAAAGAAACCGATTTAGAGAAAAAAAATGAGCTAATGAAAGCCGCTGCAGCCAAAGCTGTTGAGCTTGATAAACTGATTACCAAAGAAGCCAATGAAGAGAAGAAAATTGCCATTGAGGAGAAATATGAGAGAAAGAAAGCACAGCTTGAATATGAAGCAGCTATGCAGAGCTGGAACCTTAAAAAAATCTCAGCTATTGCTGGGGGAGCAATGGCTGTCTTATCCGCATTACAAACCCAGCCTTGGTTTGTTGGCCTTGCTATGTCAGCCATTGCCGGTCTTATGTCCGGTATTGAAATAGCAACAGTAAAAGCATCAAAGCCAACGCCTCCATCATTTGCAGTTGGTGCCTGGGAAATACCATCAGATATGAATGCGAATATTCATAAAGGTGAGATGATTCTTCCACAGCCATTTGCTGATTCTGTTCGATCAGGTGAAGCCTCTCTGGGCGGTTCATCAGGAGTCCATATTGAAATATATACTTCAGAACCAGTAGAAACAGATGAGCAAACTGGACTTTCTGGAGAGATTGAAAAAGTCAGAATCTTTGTTGGAAAGACCTGGAAAGAATTATACAACTCAGGAAAGTTTGATTCAGATCTGAATACAAGGCATGGGATCAGAAAGGTTGGTAAATCATGAGTATTCCCAACTGGCCAGAAGCACTTCCGAGCTTTCTTCTTCGAGATTGGAGTTATGGGAAACAAACATCCATTCTCAAATCAGATATGGAAATTGGTCCACCGAAGCGCAGAAAACGTACCACTGCTGAAGGAGGTTCCCTCACGGGTTCTATTGAGATTGATCAGCAGCAATTTGAAGTCTTTAAAACCTTTGTCGAATCTACTCTGTCCGGAGGAATCAATTCTTTCCTTTGGCCGGACTTTATTTCAGGTACTCCAAAGGAAGTTGTTCTCTCCATTGATACAAAAGGAGTTTTGTATTCTGTTTCTCAGACAGGCGAAAATACATTTAAGATCAAACTGAAACTTGAGGTTCTACCATGACAAGAGATGATAGAAAAGCTTTCTTTGATTCTCAGACAGACCGGATTGGTCTTGATATTGTAAGAATTTCCGGGAGTTCGTTTCCTGATATCCACCTTTGTAGAAATTCAGAATCTATTGCCTCTCGTAATAAAATATATATTCCTGCTCCCATGGAGGTAGTCCTTCCAGAGAAAGGAGAGCAAGGGACATCTGCAAGCCTGAAAATTAGTGGTCTTGAAATAGATCATATAAATATGGTCCAACAGGCAAAACCAGATGAAACAATAGAAGTTGAAAGCGCCTTCATATTTGCTGATCAGCCAGATGATTATATAGATGGGCCATACTATTTCACTGTCGAATCGGTATCTTTTGATACATCATCAGGATCAATTAATTTCTCTCTAACTTCAGAGTCAGTTCTTGATTATTACCTCTCGGTTCACAGCTATGACAATAAAGGATTTCCAGGAATATGGACATGATGAAGTACCTTGGAATGCCTTACAAAATTAAAGGTCGCTCGATTGATGGTTGTGACTGCTATGGATTTGTACGCCTTGTATTATCTGATCATGGAATTCAGATTCCTGTTTATAGCTTCACTGGATCAGGTTGTGAGAAAAATATTGCATTGGAACTGATACCAGCTGAAGAGAAACAGATTCCATCAGATTTAAATATCATCTATCTCGCTCATCACGGAACAGAGCATATTGGAATTTATATAAATGGGTCTGTATGGACAATGACCAAAAATGGAGTTATTTCAAAGCCTTGGATAAGGATACAGGGTCAGGTTAAAGGGATTTATGAAGTTAAGAATTAGGTATATAGACAGGCCGGGAACTCCCGGTGAAATACTCTTTAAGGACAAATCATCCTTTATTGACGAAACATCATTCTCAGATAAGAAAGTTTATATTGATGGTATTGAAGTACCAACCAATCCATTAGTAATACCTGAAGGAGTCCTGGAGCTCACAGTTTTGCAGATTCCTGAAGGCATGGGAAACCCTGCAGAAAACTTCCTGAATTTCATTACTTTTGGAGTATATGGAGCTTTCAAGAGTCAGTTAAAGGCAGGGCAAGAAGCACGACGTGCAAGAGAGCTTGCCCAGAAGTTTTCTGAGATCAATACACCAAGTCCGGCTTCATCGATTAGGGGATCAAACAATACTTTCCGGGCATCAGGAAGGATTCCCATAATACTCGGAAAACATCTCTTAACACCGGATCTCGCTGCGGTTCCTTATAGTTCCTATGCCTCAGATGAACAATGGTATCATCAGTTATTTTGTGTCGGTTACTCTGAGGTTTCTTATTCCCAAGTCAAAATTGGTGACAATCCAATAGGAAATTATACAGCGTCTTTAAATTCTGGAATTACACATTATCCATCATTGGTTTCAGAATTGGTTTTAGGGGTTGAACTTGGATATGACAAAGAGATAATCAAGACTACTCCTGAGAAAACAATCATGATCAGTGTTGGGATTTCATTTCCAACAGGACTTAGAAAATATGATGATAATGCTGATGAGAAGTCAGCCTTTGTATCTTTCCAAATCTCTTACAGAAAAGTGGGGGGCAGTTGGACAAATATAAACATCTCAATTTCTGAAATGAAAGATTATGTAAGAAGGATGTACTCCTATTCAGTATCTTCTGGCTCATATGAAGTAAAAATAAAGCGGACCAGCAAATCCGATACTTCTGCCGCAACTGTTATGGACTCAGCCTATTGGGATGTATTTCAATCCCATGTGACTTCAAATGGAAATACAGTACCAGTATCAAATGATGTCATTGGGAACTACACATTTCTCTCAATGAAAATTAAAGCAACCGGACAGCTCAATGGAGTTATTAATGAACTGAATGTTATAGCAGAATTAAACTGCCGTGATTATTCTGGAACCGGTTCTGGACCAGAAGCATGGGTAATCAGAAAATCAAGAAATCCAGCATCTGCGTTGCTGTATGTATTAACTCATCCTAAAATCAATCGTCGGCCAATTTCAGATGAAAAGATCCTATGGTCAGAGCTTGAAGATTTTCATACATGGTGTGAATCAAAATCATTTTATTTCGATGCTGTACTTACTGGAGATTATACACTTACTGATGTTGCTGACATGATTACCTTTGCTGGCCGTGCTCATCTGACCTGTTATAACGGATTCTTTGGAGTCAGAATTGAAAGGAAAAGCCAGAGCATTGATTTTCAATTAACACCCAGAAACACCAAAGGCTCAATGAACATGAACAAAGTGTTCACTGGAAATGTTAAGAATTTGAACTGCAGTTTTATTGATCGCACTGCAGGTTTTACACAAGTATCTAGAACCTGTTCATTAACCCCTGATGGAAAGATTGTTTATGATTATGTACAACCTGGTGAATCAACAGATGTCACTTTTGTAGGTATCACAGATCCAGAACACATGATGAAAATTGCTGCCTTTGAATTGGCAAAAGCATCAAGGAGAGTCGTCAATTATTCTGTTCCGCAAGATTGGGAGCAGTTGACTGCATTCCCTGGAGCTGTAGGGTATCTGGCTTCTGATATGTTTCTCTATGGACTTGGCTCCGGTAAGATCAAAGCAGTATATGGGAATGAACAATCTCAGACTGTGGCAATAGAATCAGATACTGATTTGAGTATGAAAGAGGGTAAAAACTATTCTCTCATGATAAGGATGAATGATCCGGGTCATGGGATTAGAATATACCCGATTCAGAACTCAGGAAATGTTGCCTCTCTGATAGTATTTGAATCACCGGTTGATGAATCAATAGAGCCCGGGAACCTCTTTATTTTTGGGGAGCGAGGAAAAGAAGGGAAGAGGGTTCTTTGTGAATCCATTACTCCGGGATCTGACCAAGATGGAACCCTGCAACTAGTAGATTATTGTGAAGAAATTTATGATGCTGATTCCGGTGAGATACCTATCTGGGACCCTGGTATCACCATCTCTGAATCCTCATCAACAGAGCCTTCATATTCACTTGAAGAACAGATTGCTAAAATCCATAAAAATACAAATCTTCAGCTTGCTCAGAAGCCAACCCTTGAACAGATATGGGAAGGATACAATTATGAAGTAGATGGTATTCCTATTGCCACAGTGATTCCTGTTCCTCCGGTTATTACCATTTCATCTTCTGGCCGTTCTATATTTATGAGTTGGAAAAGACAGAGCAACCTGACAGGGAGCAGTATAAGGTATGAGATACAAATCCTTGATAGTAATTTTACTTCAAATGACTTTATGGAAGGCTACTCTATTAATCCTGAAATGGACGGCTCCTACGATTCCTGGCAAGGGAATCTCGGAGGCGTCACCATTGTATTTGATCAGTCGATTACGATCAATAATCTGCCCCTGGATTATCAAGAAGGTTATTCTGTGCCAAGGCAATTCTTTTTCAGGATCAGGTGTTGGCAATCAAATAGCCATGTCTCTGACTGGTCATCTACAGAAATAACCATCTCTCCATTGGATTCTAAATCAATGTCAAAGGATTCAGTCACATCTCAGATGATTGGTGCTGATTCAATTGATGGGACACATATTCAAGAAGATGCCATAACTACAAAGCATTTGAGAGCGGATGTAATCTCGTCACTTACAGCTTCGTTTGATGCCAACATACTTGTTGGTGATCAAGGGTTTGTTGGAGCTAATTATGACATGGGAGAATCTGCCCATGAATACACAGTTAATGATAAAAGAGCTTTTATTGATTCAGATGAAATGACTTTTCAAGAAGTCAAATCAGTCATTGAGAATATCCCCTCCTGGATTGATACATTAAGGATTGGTGGATCAACGCAGGAAATAAAATTCATGAAACCTGGCAAACGTATCGGATTTGGACTCGGTACAGATTCAGAGGTGTCTATTTCCTTTGCGAAAAGAAGAGATTCTTATCCCAAATCTGTCTCAAGTGGGTATGGAGCAGAAGTCAAATCTGATGGACCAATTGCTTTTATAGATACAGACTCAGATTCAGTAAAGATGATTTATGATCCTATCTCAAATCAGATAATTTCTGACGAGCCCATAAAGTATAACGGGAATACCCTTGACTCATTTCCTGTCGGTTCTTTTCTAATGTTTGATGCAAACACACCAGATTCGATTGATGGTGTGAGAGTTCTCTCAGGAAAAGCCGGGGAGTGGGTAGATAATATCACAATCCCTGGATGGTATGCATGTGTAGAAGGGAACCAAGAAAAGGGATGTCCAAATCTTGTTGATCGATTTGTTATGGGGAAAGTAACAGAAGGCAGCGGAACTAATGGTGGATTAAATGCAATTACATTGTTAACTGAGAATCTGCCAAGCCATAGTCACACAATCAGTCATGGACATTCAGTAAGTGTAGGTGCTGCAGGAAGCCATAATCATGCAATTTCTGCGACTTCAGCTGGTGAAGCAGGTTCAGGAAAAGTTACTTCAGGTGGACAAGGTAATCAAGGTGTAGCTTATACCGATGCAATAGGACCACATTCTCACTCAATCTTCAATTCCAATCATTATGGTTCTTCAGGCAATACCGGGAATGGTATTGCCATTGAAAATAGACCGGCTCACTACTCAATAATTTTAATAAGGAAATGTGCATGAAAGGAATACTCATAGATAACAGAATGCTACTTCGTGAAGAAAATAGAATTATAGATAGGAACTCAAATTACCTTTCTGTTTTTTTGAGCTGTGAACCATTTCTTGGTAAAACATTTACTCAAGAAACTTTGGAACAGGTTACTAAGATTAGTATTTCATATTCGAAAACTAAGACCCCGGAAATATGGAATAATTTAAAAGATACAACGAATGCAGAATTCATTGATCACATTTTCTGCATTATCCAAGAATGGAAAGACGTCAATGATTCAATTGCTCCACAACCAATAATGGGCACAGTTCAAGATCCTGTTAAAGGAATAATCTCTGTAATCTCCGGTTTTACTAATGCAACTGAAGAGTATTTAAGAAAGCAAGAAATCCTTAAAAACCATGCAGACTTAAAGCCTCTATTAGAAATGTTAAAAGCATATGGAGCGGAGGTTGTTGAATTATGATGGAGATCAGATCTACATATGAAGATGCCAAAATATTCAAGAAGTTCCCGATACCCGAGAGGTGCACATTAACAATAGACAACTCAATAGGCGAGTCAGTGATAATGGTTCATTCAAATGGCCGGTTTGAATGTTGGACCAGGGGAATGGAAAACATAAAATCCTTTCTACGCTTTGGATATGTTCGAATAATAAAGAATTGCCCTCATCGCTTTGGAAAATGTATTGGAGAGAAGTGCTCTCTCTATGTCATAAGAAATGGAACAGGTGACTGTGCACATGTCTGGAATGCTGTTTTAAAGGAGGTGTAAAACAAAATCATAAATTGAAGTGGATCTGAAGATTGCTAAACGAGCGGCAGTCCAGGAGGTGCAACTCCTGAACAGGTGAGCAAACACCTACGGATAAACCGCTACCGCCCAACTAAACCAATATTGATATCGGCCGGTTGTCCCTAGTTCGTTAATCCAATCTTACAAATAAGGAATATCTCATGAAAGCACCTTTGACTTACTACGGGGGAAAACAGCAGCTAGCCAGTTTCATCATCGAAAGGATCCCACCACACCGCATCTATATTGAACCATTCTGCGGAGGTGCTGCGGTGTTCTTTCGGAAACCTCCTTCACCGGTTGAGGTATTAAACGATTTGAATCATGAAATGATCAATTTCTATAAGGTTGTACAAAGAGAATATGCGGCCCTGGAATCAGAACTGGCGATTACTCTCCACAGTAGAGATCAGTATAGAAGGGCAGAAGTTGTACATAAAAACCCAGATATGTTCAGTGAGGTTAAACGAGCCTGGGCAGTGTGGGTATTAGCCAATGAAGGGTTCGGTGGAATGCTTGACGGTTCATTCGGTTATTGCAGGTCTGGATCTCATACGAAGAAGATCATGAACAAAAGGGACTCTCTGACCTATGACTATGCCATCAGGTTAGAGAATGTCCAGCTTGAATGTACAAATGCGCTGAGGATCATCCAGAGCCGTGATACGCCGGATTCATTCCATTACTGTGATCCTCCTTATTTCAATTCTGACTGCGGCCATTATGAAGGTTATTCGAATGAAGATTTCAAAGAGCTCTTGGATAGTTTATCTGAGATCAAAGGGAGATTTCTTTTAAGCTCTTATCCGTCTGAGATCTTAAGTGAATATACCCGGAGAAAAGGCTGGAACACGATTCCTATTGAGATGGGAAAAGCCATGGCAAAGAAACAAAAGAAGACAGAAGTGTTAACAGCGAACTATCCAATTTAAAACTACAGGGTGGATTGGGAGGGAACATATTGGGTGAAGATGAAATGAAAGATGTCCGGCCAGGATGCCGGGACCGATTCCAGGAACTTGAAAGAGACATGATGGGAGTTCCTGGAGATGAGTATGGAATGCGGAGGAAAGTCGGAATTATGTGGACAGACTATTTGAAGCGGAAAGAATCGGGTAATCGGAAACAGGTTACCTGGGACAAAATATTACAGGTAGCCCTGGCACTACTACAGTCAGGACTTTTGATATTCGTTTTGACGGGAGGGAAAATGTCATGATTGCCAGGTACTTTCATTATGAAGAGGAACTTCATGTTGATGGAAGGATTTTCAAGGCGACTTGCCGGGTTCGGAATGAAATAAATGGGAAAAGAAAGCCTGGTCAAATCGTAAAGACATTTCCAAAAGTTCCAGGACAAGAGCGACTCCCATATATGCCTCGCAAGTTTCCAACAGGTCTTTGGGAAATTAAAGATCCAATATGGACTGATGATATTGAATACTGGCCGGTCAAAATCCCGACCAATGCAGTCCGGAATGTTATGACCTGGAGAGTAGGGGATAGGGGATACCTAGAACCTTCTGGCGTTGTCCAAGAGGATGCCTATTATCATCTGCATTTTGCCAGAAACAGCCGGACAACGTTGGGGTGTATTCGGCTTGATTCCGCTAAAGAATCCAGGGAAATAGCAGAGATGATTGAGAAAGAATTGGAAGCTGGGCATGAGGTTTGGCTTGAAGTTATGGTGCACAAAGGAGAGTAAAAAATGAGTAATTACAGAATGACATTCGGAAGGAAATTCTGGGCAGGTATTTTCGGAGTACTTGTGCTCCTCTATCTCTTTACCATTACCTTGATGGTAAACAAGGATGCAGTAACAGGGGTTGCATTGATTACATTCGGTGCTCTTGTGGTGTCCATCGTGTTTGCATATATAGGCGGAAATGTCTGGAACAAGTGGGTGAAATCTAAATGGTTTCAGTCTGATATTTTGAACGGAGAGGAGAAATGAAATCATTGCTGATAATATTTATTGCATTTTCTCTGGTCCTCCCTGTCTCCGCTGGTAGAGCAACCAAATCCGCCGAAAAGGCTGATAAAGAATGTGTGAGTTTTTATGAATGGCATCAGAATAAAGAAAGTCTGTTGGGGCGAGCTCATAAAGTTGTAGAAAAAATGAAGGAGAAATGATGTGTGGAATAAAATTCGTAAAGTTCTTATTGCCTTTGTTGTTGGTATTGGTACCGTCCTCTTGGCTCTTCTCTTTGGAAAGGCTTCCGGAAGAAAAGCTTCAGGCGGCCTCAAAGGAGCAGCTGATAAAAATCGTCAGGATCTACGAGAACAGCTTGCTTCAGATCGAGAGCGAAACAGACTTTCAAGAGAAGAGCTTGGACGAGATCGAGAACTTTCATCGGCAGAGAGAAGAAGAATTAAATCAGAGAGATCGAGACTCAAGAGTGAGGGAGATATTATTGAACAGTCGAGAGACTCGATTGAACGAACAAGACGCATCATTGACGATGCGGGAACAGCTACTCGGAGAATCCTGGAAGATTCATGACCAACAGCTGAAGGAGGAATTCTGGACTGGGTTTGGAATTGGTACGGCTGTTGGAACAAGCATCGGGGGAATCACGGGATATATTATTGGTAGATAAAAGGTTGACAGTCGTATATCCAAATGACGGGTATGCGATCTGTAAAACCGTAGGATAGTACGGTATTGAAGCCATTTTACACGATTAATGTATATTATCGTTTGTAATAAATGCCGGTCACCGGCACGAAAGAGCTGATTAATCATTTT